TTGTTGTTCCTTTTGTTTTCTCTTCTCCATCAATTCTTTGACTCTGTCTCTCTTCTTTTCTTCTTGTTGTTCCTCAAATCCTAAGAACGTTACTGAACTTTCAGTATCAATTTCAAGAAGTTCGTTGTTGAATTTACAGTTCTCGAATACAACCCCGTCTTTTCCAAGACGAGACTTTGTTATCGCGATTGTCGCCAAATTCATTTCTTTCTGTTGAAGAGTTTTTGCCACCGTAATGATGACGTGTCCAACTTGGGCCTTTTTGATTGACCCTCCCATTTGGTCAGTGGTTACTACCTCTGAAGAAATAGAACTTCTATTCCCTTGAGTTGCAGTCCAACCAACCAAGTTGAGCTCGTGACACATAGCCTCAAACCCTCTCATTACCGAACCTTCGGCCTTCCACTCGTCCTTTGATGATGACTCAGGTAATACACAGTCGATATAATCTAACATAATCATATCAAGTTTATTTCCATCCGCAATCATTTTTCTAACCTGATTTTTAAGTTGGTTCATTGTCATAGTATCCGATGCCAATTTCTTCAATACAAGTTTATTTTTCATTGTTTCTTGTATTTCAGTAACCTTTGACATTACATCGTCTCTATGTTTTGCCAACTCATCAGGTGGAATACCTGTCCATATTGTGAAGTGTTTTCTCTGAACAATCTTTGGATTGTCTTCAAAGAATACCTGAAGGACATTGTATCCCAAGTTAAACGCTGTGTTCGCAATCTTGGTTAAGATAGTAGTTTTACCAACACCAGTTGGTGCAAGGATTACACCTATCTCTCCCTTAGCTAAACCACCCTTAAGTAGTTTATCAATACCTGGTATACCCATAGGTATTGGATGTCTGTAATCCTCATCTAATACTGTTTCTAAATCAGAGAAAATATCCGTCTGACCTTTCTCTATTTCACCTACCTGTAACGCCTCTCTAACTAACCCCTCCACTTTATCGTAAGATTCAAAATCTCCTTGAGTGATAATTTTTTGTGCCTTATCCATAGCCTTTTGAAGTTCTTGTTGTTTACAGAATTTCAAAGCCTTTTCTTGGACAAACTGTGTTCCTTCAAATGGTGCTTCCTTAACTTGTTTTAGTGTGTCCAAAACAATTTTAGCTACCAATTCTTGAGAAACTTCAGACTTGATAATTTGTTCGAGAGTTTCGAAGTTAGGGGTTGATTCATACTTTACATAGTATTCCTTAATCATCTGTAGGAGGATTTTGAAATACTTGTTATCAAAGTATGTGGACTCGATGACATCAAGAATAGATGATGAAAAATCTTTATCTACCACAATCTGATTCAATAATTGAATCTGAAAAGTGTTTCCTAAGTAATCGAAATTTTTGTTCATATATTTGTAATGCTCCCCTGTGTATTATTAAATACTCACTTACTCAAATCAAAATCCAAATATTGATAAGATAATCTTTGTTTTGAAAAAATGTCAGTTAATTCTCTGAGAATGTCTTTCAAAAATGGTCGTACGTCAACGGTATAACGAACTTTGGGTGGAAAATATTTTCCATCAAAAATCCTATGACAAATTGTCGTGTCCCCATTTTTTACGAAAATGTTGAATACCTCTGGACCTTCAGTATAAGAGGTATCCATAACTGAAGGGTCATGCATAATCGATTCACTATTATCCGTCATGTAAATAACAGTTTTCATCTTCAAGTGATATTGTAGATCTTCTTTAATGTCATTAATTAAGTCATAGAATTCAATTGAGTTTTTTGCTGTCGGATTATAACCTCTAACATTGAAATACCTTTGAACAACAATATTGTCGTTAAGGGTTAGAAGAAATTCCATTTTGGTACTGTCTTGCTCTTTCATAAAGTTTTTAATTTTTGTTTGTGTTTCTTTTTTCTTTTCGTGTAAGTTTCATAAATGGTTTGAGGAAATTTACCCAAGCCTCATCATTCTTAGGTAGGTACTTGAAGAGACCGTCCTCCATCATCATTCTCATCAAGTTTTTGTATCCACGATCTGTGGGGTCTATTGTGTCTGTATGAATTTGTTCTACCAATTCTTTTCCTTCTTCAGTAATCAAAGGATTATGTAGGTCAACAATTTTTTTGTTTATTTCAAAGAAATCTTGACCAAATGTACCGCTTTTAGTTTTACCAATCAAAATGTTCTCTAACGCCTTTGGTTTTTTCTTTTGCTCAATATTTCGTGCCTTATCCAAGATTTCTTCGATAGTACATGATTTCTCTAACAATTCAGGAAACAATTTAACCAAAGTCTTTTCTCCCAACATTTCTATACCATCTATGTTATCAGACTTGTCCCCTGTTAGAATTTTGGTTAATAAGACGTTTTGGTGGGGTATGTTGACCTTATTGATAGTAATCATGTCTCCATACCTATAATATTGTTTAGAGGTCGGAGAATAGATGGTTACCCGTTCTGATATAAGTTGAGTTAAGTCTTTGTCGGCAGAAAAAATTATGATTTCTTCATCGACAGACAATTTGGTATAATATGATATGAGATCATCCGCTTCGTTGTTAATCATTTCAACTTGACGCACGAATATCTCCTCAAGGTATTGTTTGACCCGAGACTTCTGTTGAAGATATGATTCGTACCTAAACTCATTCATATCTTGACGACGATTTGCTTTGTATTGGGGATAGATAGATTTACGAATAGATGAGTTGGACTCACCATCCCAAAATATAACCACTTTGTCATGATTATGTTCTTCGAGGAATTTTCGAATAGTATTTATAAAATGGTATATCCCACCTAAGTGGTCTCCACCATTGTACAACTCTTTAACTCCATGAAAGCCTATTTTGAATAAATTGTCTCCGTCTACTAATAATGTTTTAATCACAATTTGTGATTTAATTGGTGAATACTTTGTTTCCTTTACTTAAATTGTCTCCCGCCCATAGAGGTTGGAGATTACTATAATGACATAACTTATAAAGTTCTTCTTCGGTTTTTGCCGACGATAGGGGTATGATATGGTCGATGTGCCACTCACTCCTGCTCTCCCAAGTCATACCATCAACAAATTGTTTTTCTAAATACTCCTTAAGGAATTGTGGAGAACATCCAACAATTTCAAAAGTTTTGTTTTTTTTGGTTATGTTATTAGATTTTAGATAAAACCAAATTCTATATCTAACATCATTAACCAACCCATAAATCATATCTGTTTTTCTTCGTTCTTTTCTTCTTATCGACCTTTTTGGCTTATATGACTCACGTAATAACTTCTGGGATTTTAATATTTTATCTTTATTATCGATATAATATTGTACACCTTTTCTTCGTCTTTCCTCAACATTTTTTATCCTGTAATTTTTAGAACTCTCTTTTGACTTTTCAGGGTTTTTTTCTCTATATTGTTTACTTCGTTCATTGTTACATGTTTTACAACAATGTAGGAATCCATCATCATATGATTTCGAATAACCAAATTCACAAACATTTTTTTCTTGTTTACATTTAGAACAAACTTTAGTTTCCATTTTTAATATATTCTTTTAATAGTTTATTAACAAGGGAAGATAAGTTTATTGATTTGTCCTTAAAGTATTGTGGCATTTCGGGATCAACCGATACTCCAATCTTAACTTTTTTCTCAATTTCTTCTTTTTTCTTTCTTCCCATATTAATAAATATCTGTAAATATAATAAAAGTAGAATAATTACAACTTTTTTTTAATTATCTTCTTCTTTTTCTTCCTTCAGAGTAAAGTCACCATCAGTTCCGATAATATCTTTCCAATAGTCAGCATACTCTTTTTTGTATTTTTCCAAAGAGACTTTCTCTTCGGAAGCTTCTTTACCTCCAATGAATCCGTGTGGTGTAACAATAATTTTTCCATCATCATATCCTAGTCCGTTGATGTGGTTTTTCATTACAGAAACTTTTGTTCTTGACGCAAACTTAATAGTTCTTTTGTCTTTAGTCGCAGTAATCTTAGTTGTTCCTGCTCCCTTTTGATTACCAAATAAGAATACCAAAGAAGAGTTTAACCAAATGGCCTCTCCACCCTTAGCCTTAATTTTAGGTTGACCAAATGGATTATCTGGAAGTTCAACCCAAGGCTGATTAACAATAACCAAAGTGTTTTCATATTTTGAGTCAGATTTACGAGATCCTGAAATACGTTGGTTAATGCCCATTCCAATTTTATCCGCCAAGGTAGACGCATTGTGTTGCTTCCCTCCTTTTCCTTCGTAAGTCATCTTACATGGCACGCTGCCCACGCTATCCCATAGGAACAACAAACTATAATCTAAATCTCCTTTTTCTTGAGCGTCTAATAGTTCATTGATGTAATCAGTAATTTGTTCAATATAACTAAAGTTATTATTGAATATAAAAAATCCATTCCAATCCAATTCTCCTGTTTCTTCGTCAACAATTTCTTCACATTGGAATCCCATCAACTTAGAGTGTTCGAAGGACCACTTCTGTTCTGTAATAATAAACACAGGAAGTATACCTTTCTTCTGAGCATCAACCGCAGCCTTTACCAAAGCAGTAGTCTTACCAGTATCGGAGTGACCCAAGAACATGTTAAGATGTCCAATGGCTGGACCAGGAAGTCCAACAGCATCCAAGAAATCTTCACCCAAATCAAAAAATCTTTGGGGTTTATATTTTGCTGAAGTAGAAAATTTTTTCTTCAGACTTTCGAAATCGTTTTTCTTAATTGCCATAAGGTTAGGGAAATGAAACTCGGACACCATAATAGTATCCGAGTTATTTTATTTAATTAGAACGGAAGGTCTCCGTCAGGTTCGTCGTTATATTGTGGGTCTACATATGTAGATTTTTTGGAACCTCCACCGAATGATTCGGTTTCAACTGAACTGTCACCATAAACGTAACCACCTTTGTCTGAGTCCCACTTGGGAGTTTCTCCTCTCGCAATTGCTTCAAGGTACTCAACAGGT